GCGCACCTACTTATCTTTATAAAATTATTGCACAATGTTCTCCCTACCGCTTGGTAAAAATAATGTCGATACGGCTGTGGTTAGTAAGCCGAAAGGATTTGAAAGCCACAAAGACAGATAAGAAAAGAGGAAACCGTAACATGAAGCGAATCGGCTACATATACGAAAAGGTCTGTGAAATCGACAACATCAAAAAGGCAATATGGAAGGCTTCGGAACAAAAACGAACCCGACCAGCCGTGAAGAAAATTCTTGACAATATGGACTATTACGCAGGCGAAATAAGGAAATTGCTCCTTCAGAGAGCTTACGAACCATCGCCATACAAGACATCAGTAATTCACGACAACTGTGCAGGCAAAGACCGTGTGATTTACAAGCCGGAGTTTTACCCCGACCAAATTATACACTGGGCATTGATGTTGCAGCTTCACGAACCATTCATGCGTGGGATGTACGCATGGAACTGCGGAAGCATACCCGGAAGGGGCGTACACTTCGCAGCCAAACATATCAAACGCATTATAAGACAAGACCGAAAGAACACAAAGTATTGTCTCAAAATGGATATACGCAAATTCTACCCATCCATTGACAAAGAGAAACTGAAGGCATCGTTCCGCAGGCTCATAAAGGACGATGACACCCTGAATCTCATGGACAAAATCGTGGACAGTTCAGAGCAAGGTGTCCCGATTGGAAACTACACCAGTCAATGGTTCGCAAATTGGTATCTGCAGAAAATCGACCACCTCATCAAAGAGGAACTGCATATCAAATATTATATCCGATACTTGGACGATATGGTTCTGTTCGGAAGAAACAAAAAGGAGTTGCACCGGGTAAGGAAGATAATCGAGCAGGCCCTCAACGAAATGGGACTGACCCTCAAAGGAAACTGGCAGGTGTTCAGGTTCGATAAGCGAGGACTTGACTTCTTGGGATTTCGATTTTTTCGCACCCACACCATACTCCGAAAAAGAAACGCCTTGAAAATCCGCCGTAAAGCAAAGAGGGCGGCAAAGGCACAGACAATATCGGTACACACGGCATCGAGCCTTATAAGTTACCTCGGGTGGCTGAAACATTGCGACTCGGCAAACTTTTATAAGAAGCACATCCAGCCGTATGTAAATATTAAAAAATTGAAGGAGGTCGTAAGCAATGCGAGCAGAATCAACCGTAAAACCGCCTATGTCCCTCAAGTTCACAATTGAGGAAACAGGCAACGGCAAATGCAATGTTCATCTTTACGAGAACATCGAGGAATACACGAACGAGGACGGCGACATCATATACACCTACGATGTGTATGTTTTGGAAGGCATCCCGTACCACGCAAACCTCAAAACCAACATTAAAGCGAAAAAGGGCAGATGGCTCGAAATCGCAAAAGCCAAAGAGGACGAAGAACCCGAGTACACAGAGGTTCAACTTCTTCAACAGGAAATCACAGACCAAATGCTCGAGAACATCGAACAGGGTCAGCATATCACAGAACTCGAACTTTTAATTTTGATGGGAGGAACTGAAAATGTTTAAAACAATCAAAGCGAGATATAACAAAGGCTACATCCGTCTTGACCAGCTGAAAAGATACTGCGACCTTGGGGTAATCACCCCGGAGCAGTTCAAAGACATCTGTGGAAAGGACTACGAAGCCGAATAATAAGGAGGAAGCAAAATGCCAAAGTTAACTGAAAATTACAGTTTCAAAAAGCCACTCGGCACAGAGTCCGCCCTGATAAGCGTACTCAATGAAAACTTTGATGCCATTGATGAAGCACTCACCCCCTCCGTTGACGACACAGTCGCACCAGCTGCCAATGTTCCAAAAGGAAAACTGTCCGGCGTTTTAGGATGGATAGCGAACCGAATCAAAGCCATCACAGGCAAAAGCAAATGGTACGAAGCACCGTCAATCAATTTGGAAACAGTCGCACAGCACATCGGTAGCGGAACGCACCCGAACGCAACACAGTCGGTCGCAGGCTTTATGTCTGCGGCTGACAAGAAGAAACTGGACGGAGCGACCGCCAGCAACACCACGAACACGGTGATGCTTCGTGACTCAAGCGGTAGAGCGAAAGTCTCGAACCCGTCCTCTTCTTATGACATAGCCAACAAGACCTATGTTGACACGAACTGTGTAAGAAAGAACTACGCAGCCACAATGGGTGCAATACTCACGGCACAGAGCAATTCATCGTACACAACGAAACAGGTGCGTAATATTGTTTTTTGGACTTCCGGGGACACACCGCCCTCGACTTCCAACGGTGACATTGTTATTAAATTATTTTAAGGGGGGCGAGTTTAATGCAAGTTACACATTGGTATCCATACATCGGATACTGGGGCGAGAAATACAAATACGGTCAGGATTACGATGATAGTCGTGTATATCTCAGTGGTAACTATACATACCCCGTAACCCCCAATACACCCATTCCGAATGTTTCAAAGTTAAAATTTTATTTGTGGATTGGAACACAATACTACACTTCGCTTTTTAACAGACAATGGTACATATATGCGTACACCAACAGCGGATGGGAAATGATAAAATCCATCACAATGCCAACTTACGAGGACAGCGGCGACTCGACAGACGACCAGAGATACTCGGCATCAATTACTGTCGATATTGAACTGACAACAAAGAAAACCATAACCAAGATGGCAGCTGTGCCGTCAAGCCGAATGGGTAGCAGTACAACATGGTATGTGACATTTGACATCGAAGAAGCCGAAATCACAGAAAACATTCCTGATGCCGTTCTTTCGGACAGCGATTACTTCTGTGGAATTCAGGAAAAGAGATATAGCAGTCTTTATACATCGCCGAGAAAAATCGAAGCAAATGTCGACGGTGTTCTGAAAACAGCCACAGAAATAATGGTCAATATTAACGGCAGCCTTGTAGCCTTACCGAAGATGCAACAGTACAACTTCGTGGCAACCACGAACGAACAATCTGTCATAATCACTTTCAGTCCGAAAAGAACAGGAAAACATACAATTGATGCATACACACAGTATGCAGGAAGCACAAATCAGTCGTATGCTTATTTCAAAGTTTTTGATAGCGATATGAATGAGATAATGACATATTACACATCAAGTGTAACACTCGAACTCGAAGCAGGCAAGGAATACAAAATGATAGTGATGGACTATCCATATTACACCGACCTCGCACAGAGGGTAATAAAAGTCTACAGCACATAGGAGGGATGAAAAATGAACGCATTAACCGACTTACTGGAAATGGACATAGCCGCATGGATTGTCGGAGCATTCCTCATAATGGCTGGCATCAACAAAGGCATCGAGATACTTGGCAACTTCTCGAAGTCCATCGGTAAGCCGTTCAAATGGGTAAAGAAAAGAGATGCAGACCACGATGAACTCGAAAAAGCAAAGACCCGTATCGCAGACCTCGCAACACAGCACGAAACAGACACAACCGCTCTGCACCGGGAAATCAAAGAGAGCATTGATGACCTGAAAAAGCAAATGAAAGAGTACAGCGACAACAGAGTGAGCGACCGTAAGCAGTCCTTCGCAATCCAAAAGAAACTCACCGAAGCACAACACAAAATTTCGGAATCGATGGATAAGATATCCGAGAAGGTCGATACATTAAAAAAGGACACAGACGAAAGGTTCGAGCGAAGTGAAGCGAAGCAAGACCGCAAAGTCCAAGCGGAGATAAAAGAAACCATAGGTCAAATTTATCGAAGATGCCACGCTTCAGGACAAATCGAGCGCATAGACCTCGGAACACTCAAAGACTTAATCAAGACCTACGAGGAACACGGCGGAGAAAATTCTTTCGTTCACTCGCTCGTGGAAAAAGAGATGTACACATGGGAAGTCATAGAAAATTAAGGAGGGCGGAAGCAATGGCAAAGAAAACCGAGAAAAAGAAGTTCGAGTTCTCAAAAATAGTTCTCGCACTCGTGATTTTTTCATATTTCATCGGTCTCGGCTTCGGAATGGTCATTATTTGGAAAATTCTCGAAACCGGGAATGTCGCATACATAGCGACCGCCCTCTGCGGACTTTTCACTTACATCGCCACCCCGGTGGCAACCGCTATCGGTTTTTATAGTAACAAAGCCAAAGCGGAGAATGTAGAAAAAATCAAGGGCAGTGAAGCCTACGCAGGCAAAAAGATAGATAATAACTTCAAGCTGCCCTTAAACTGAAGGAGGAATAAAATATGTTACAGACAGCACACCTCGGCATATTTGCTACGGTTTTCGCAATTTTGGTAATCGTGGTAAATATCCTGACTCAAATCTTCAAGAGTTTTCTCGCAAAGAGCGAAATCCCGACAAGGGTGTTCGTTTTGGTAATCTCGGTCGTTTTGACCGTGGCGACCTTCCTCGCCGTTTGCCAAATTTACGCAATCCAAATCGTGTGGTATTTGGTAGCGGCAGCGGTCGTGATCGGTTTCGTAGTGGCATATTGTGCCATGTTCGGATATGACAATTTATACGGAGAACTGAAGGATTTGATAGAAAAACTATTCACAAAGGAATAAGGAGGACGGTCAAATGGAAAAACCGAAGCTGAACTTGAGATATTACAATCACGAAATCGATGACGACCTTCCCTATGTAGGCGGTTTGAACTTGGACGAGGAAACCGGGTACATTTATGATGAAGAAGGCGATGTTGTCGATTTGGATACCTTCAACAAGATGTGCGAAGGTGACGGAAAGGGGGATGACGAATAATGGGATACACGAACAGCCCCCTTGTGGACTATATCAAATTGAGTCCGAACCATTCAGGAAGGAGAAAGCACGAAATCGACACAATAACAATCCATTGTGTAGTCGGTCAATGCTCTGTTGAAACTCTCGGAA